TAACCACTTGTAAAACTTAAATCACTTTGTACTAAATTGGCTTGTGTCATTCCTGAGCTTGTGCCATCGTTTGAGTTTGTACTGTCATCAGGTATAGTCCAAGTTGTTGTTGATGAATCATAAGTAGCAGAAGCATCTAATTTCCACCAACCTTGTAAAGAAGTAAATCCACTCATTGAAGTAAGTGGAGAACCATTATTGTAAAGAGTTTCTACATCTGTTGAAGATAGTGCTGTGTTGAATATTTGAGCATTAGACAATTCGCCTGTAAAAGGTATCACATTACCTGTAATGTATTTTCCTAATCTTGTTTTAGGAGTGCTTGGTTGCGTTATGCTTGTTGCGGTAGTTTGCGTTGCTTCTTGTTGCCCATTAACATATAAAACCATTGCACCAGCGTTATAAGTGGCAGTTGCTAAATACCATTTATTTAAAGCTATTGTAGTTGTTCCTATTGCAGATTGACTTTCACATTTAAACTGAATTGTATTACTTGCATTTTTAAATATAGCAAAACCATCTGCTGAATAACCTGACTCATTTGCTATTAAAGATTCATCATTTCCAAGAGAACCAGTAAATTTAACCCAAATACTTGCGCTAAATTGTGTTTGTCCTGTTGTTAAACTAAAATTAGAATCTATTAAATCACTACTAAAATCAAAAACATAATCTTTCAAAGAACTATTAGGCACTAAATAATTAGAACCATTGAAAGCATCTTGGTCACCGAGCGGGTAATATGCCACTGGAGCTGGACTTAAACTCATTGGGTTTCCTATACCAGTAGAGCTTGAACCATAAAGAGTTGTTACTTGGCTTGAAGAAAGAGCGTAGTTAAAAATGGATACTCCGTCTAAAGTTACATCAGGTCCAAGACCATAAACCCAATTAAATGAACCTATATAAAGTTTATTATATCTTGTTTTTAAAGTTCCATTATTCGCAGAACCTGAATTACTTAAAGCACCATCAACATATATTTTTTGTGTAGAACCATCATAAGTGCATACAATGTGATGCCAATTATCATCATAATAAGTAAATGTAGCATCTATACTTGTGTCAGTTGTTTGTCCTGTTAATCTGTATCTTACAGAAGTATTTGTAAAAGTAGCTTCAACACCATTTGCAGCAGCTCCGTCAGGCATACTTATTATATACTTTGAGTTTTGTTGTGCGCTTGTTTTAAACCAAAAAGAAAAAGTAATTTGACTAAATTCATTAACATCTAAACTTGTTTCTATACCTAAAACATTGTTAAAATCCATAGAATAGTTACTTTTATTTACATTGCTTTCCGTACCGTTCCAAGCGTTAGGAAGCCTCCATTGTCTATTGTAGTAGTTGCTCATAATTAATCTCCCATTCTATTCCAGTATTTTAGGTTACTACCTGATACTGTGGTTAAATCTTTAGTTAAATTAGTTGATGTTGCACTGTATATCTCAGATACTTGTGTAGATGTTAGAGCTGTATTCCAGATTGCTACTTCGTCAATAGAGCCGTTCCAAAATCTATTTAAACCAGCAAAATCACCTATTAATAAATTGCCATCTTGACTTGTTAAAGTAGTAGGTATTGTTCCGTTTGTTGTTAATGAAACAGAAGAACCATCAATATAACAAGTAACTGTACCTGAGTTATAAGTAAATACAGCGTGATGCCAAGTGTTTTCAGTTAATATAGCAGATGTTTTAACATTGTTAACACCTGCATCACTTGTTGCTTTTATAAATAATAATAAAGCATAATTACTGCCAGAAGCGTCTTGTGTTTGTAATGCAAAATGACCTAAAGGACTTGTATTATAATTCCAATCTGAAATAATACATTTATTACTTGCAGCAGTAGTAAGATTAAACCATACTGAAATACTAAACTGACTTAAACTGTTTAAATAAGATGCACTACCAGCATCTATATAATCATTTGAACCATCAAAATTCATACTGTAATTATTAGCAATTCCAGCCACAGCAACTTCTACAGATTGAGTAGATGTATTTGGGCAAACACTTGAACCACTTGAAGTAGTATCATAAGTAATGGTGTAAGTAGCTTCAGTTGTAGCACTTAAATCTATCTGACCAGTTGAGCTTCCTGTATTAGTACCACTATCAACAAACACTAAACCACTTGTAGAACTAAATGTACCACCTGTTAATCCTGTAATAGTTGGTGTAGGATCTGAGCCTGTTGGCTCATAACTACTTGCAGAATAAGCAAAGGCAGCATTATCTAAATTATTTATTGTTAAACTAAAAGTAGCAGTTGCAGCATTGGTATCTGTGTAAGTAATTAAATAAGTTGCACCAGCAGTAGAAGAAGAAATATTTACTTCTCCTGTAGATGTACTAACAAACACTAATCCAGTAGTTGAACTAAATGTACCAGAACCTTCATTACCGTTTACAGTTGGCGTAGGGTTACTTGCATTTTCACATAAAGCACTAGCAGGATAAGAAATGCTTAAAGCTGGATCACCAACAATATCTGTTAAACCAGCATAACTTGTTTTATGAGATTCACCCCAGCCATTAGTTGATGTGTGAGCTGCTTGCCCCCAACCTATATTATTATTTTCAGAACCTTTTCCCCAGTTACTCATATTCTAACTCATTACCCAACCACCAAAATTATCATCATAATCTGGTGAAATATCTTCATTACTATTTGTATAATACTCACTAAACATTGCAGAAGCATTAAAGTTTAAAAAGTCAATCATCCTCTGTGAGAAGTATTGAGCCGAATCTCTTTCTTTTTCTACCAATAAGTTTATTTCATCACTTGTTAAAGCAGTAGCATTTTCAGGATTGTTTCTATATACACCACCATTGCTAATTGTAACACTTAAATATGGTAGTGCATACATCATAGCGTAGTGTATCAATACAGGCTTGATATAGGTTTCTACTAGAGTTTGATAGTTACCTGTTAATGTACCAGCAGTTATATCACTAATTAATTTATCATACAGCTTAGTACCTAACAATCTTTGCACCTCTATTGTTTGAGATTTATAGAGATGCGGTAAGATTTTGTCTACGTCAACGTTTCCGTTAGATGCTGTGAACTCTTTAATGTCTTTTGCTTGTATGAATAGTACTTTTGCCATAATTAATAAGCTCCTTGTTTAGGCATATTTACAGGTGCTTTTTTAGCCTGTTGTCTACCTCTTGGTTTTGGTTTATAAGTGTTAGGTATTGATGAAACTTTTTTATGATCTGAAATTTTATTACTCTTTTTACCTTTATTTATAAGTGGTTGTTTTAGTTTAAAAAGCACCTCACGAAAGGAATGTCGGCAGTAAATACCGCCCTTAAAACGAAAAAGATCGTACTTCTGTCCATTGTGCATAGGTAGTTCAGCAGCTTTAAAATTCATTTCTCTACTTGCTTTGTCTATATCTTCTAGTCTGTAGACAATGCCCTGTCTTGTTCTAGCCATCATAGCTTCACAAAATGGTCTTGATTTATTACCTTTTTTATATTTCTTTTTAGAACCTACTACGTATTTATATCTTACTTTGTAATAAGATTTATCTAAAGTTGAAAAACCATCTTCTTTATCATCTATAGTTTCAGAAAGATTTAATTCTATTGTATTTTCCGCCCAATCATCAACACTAATATTTTTTTCATCTACATCTCTTACATCAGCTACTTCCCATTTTTCAGAATCAATTACTTCTCCTTTAAGCCCTTCTAGCACTATGTCATATACTTCGTTAGGTAAATCAGTTGTAGTTGCCTTAGAAGCCATCATTTCAAGTTCTGCAATCTCGTCTACTTCTTTTTTTACACCAGTTTCTTCTTCTTTTACTTCATCATTATCAATGTCTTTAACTTCAATAAATTCTAAAGGATCAGAAGTCTTAAAGTAAAGGTTTAAGCTTACTCCGTTAACTTCCAGAATTTGAGATAGTGAATCACAAATTAATTCTTGATAAGGTTTTATAGTAGTATTAGTAAATAATCTTTGTGCTGCTATAATCTCATCTTCATTAGAACCTAAGCCACCACCAGACATATCTCTAAGTCCAATTAATAAAGGAGAAGTAACTCTATGCGTTAACATGATCTTCTTACTACACTCCTCACTTAAATACTGATATAATTCAGGTGCTTGTTGTACTGGTACAGCATCAACAGTTGCTTTTTGTTCTGCATTGTGGTTAAATGATACAATTAGTTTTTCACCCTCTGAACCAGTCATTTGGTTTTTGATCTGGTTTTTAATCTGTATCATTTTTTCCTCTGATGGAATACCAGAGTTAAAATTTATGATTCCTCTAGGTGAAAAAGAATGTTGACTTTCATTAATTAAATAATCTGAAATTTCTGATTCTAATACAGCATAACTAGTAGCATAATCTGCTGGTGAATAGTAGTAAAAAGAGGGTATGTACCTCTTTATAATAAATATTTCATTTCCTGTTCCTTTACTACCGAATACAGGTATTTTAGTCAGTTCTGTTGCTTTAGTAACTTCTGTCCAGTCTGGTGCATAGTAGTAATTCTTTACTTTACCACTCTTATCCATCTTTTCAGCTCTTAAAGTTTCTCTAGGAAAGTGTGTAACAGATGCTACTTTTTTCCCACTATATGAAACCTGTAGTGATGCTTCACCTAACATCTTCAAATCCAAACAAATTTTTCTTAAGCAGTCAGGTTTAAATAAACCTTTCATAGCTGCATACTGTTCTGGCTTTTTACTGCTATCAGTAGCATCTAAACCTTTACCATAAATTTGTTGTGCAATACCTGTTATAACACTTTTATTAGTAGTGCTATTCATGAAACAGTCAATAAGTTCTTGGTAGTAGTTATTATCTTCTCCTATACCAACCCAATCTCTGTTTTTTTCTTCAGTTACTACTGGTTTCTCGTATTGACTAAGCTCTATTAAATGTAAATTATTCATTAACCTGTATAATATAAATACTCGTTTGCACCAGTATTGTGTTGTGTAAATACACCATTACTAATTTCATAAGTGGTGGATGATTGATTTGTACAAAAAACCTTATCTCTAAATATTAATCTGCTTTCTGTAGCGTTTTGTATCTCTATCATGTAAAAAGAACCCTCTGTAAGAGCTTGTGATGTTACATAAGTATTGTAGAAGCTATTACTGCCTATTGATGCGTTAGAATCCGTTAAAATAACTTTGCTTTGATCTTCTGAGTATATAGTAAGGCTATATGTTTTACTTCCTGAGATGTTTTCTCTGGGTATAAAGTTTATAGTTCCGCCTGTTGTACTTAATATTTGCATTTTAACTTTTTTTAAAAAAAAGGCGGAAAAAAATTAATCAATCCGCCTTTCACACCCTGTACTATATGTACTTTACACATAGCACCCACTAAACATCTTAACTATTTGTTCCTACTACTATAGTTGCAGTAGCTGAAGAACAACCAGCAAATGGATCTGCTTGAGTAGCTCCACTTATGAAATTGGCTGGCAACTTCTCACTTCCTGTAAGAGTTAAAGAAGAAATTCCAGACATATCTCCAAAAGCTGCTCCTGTAGAAATACTACCACCAGACACACTTAAACCATGATCTTTTCCAGCTAATAAGAAATTTCCGTTATTATCTTCAATTACACAATGAGGTCTACCATAAGCCATTAGCTTTAGCTGAACCATATCTTCTTTAGTAAGTTTCTGTAAGTTTAATGTCAAAGTTTGTTCAAAAAAGGTAGTTCCATTTTCTTGAGAAGATGTTACTGCTTGCTCTAATGAGTTAGCACCTTTTACTAAGTATTTGTAAGCTGAAAATGTTCCAGAAACATCAGTAACTTCATCAGAAGTTAAAGTAACCGTTCCTAAATCTCCGAAGTCTACAAAGTAAACTGCATTAATTCCACCTACTACATCTTTACAATTAACGTTTCTACCAGCTGTTAAATCACACGCCATATTATTAGTTTTAAATAGAGGGGTATTACAACCCCTCGTTATTAATTAGTTAATTAACTATAGTAAGCTACTTCACCTAAGAATCCTGTTTGGATTCCAGCTTTGAATCTCGCTACAAATCTCACGTTCTGATCTCCTAGCGTTGAACCAGTATCAATTAACTTGATTTCTGATAAGTCACCTTCAACACCACAACCGAAGAATAAGTTAGATTTTTGAGCAGCTACCATGTCATTTGCTGGTAAACCAGGAGCTCTAAATATCTTGATTCCATCAAATAGTAAGTTCTCACCTAAATCTTGGTTATTTCCTTTGCTATCATAACCAGCAGCACCTAAACCATTAGCTCCAAAACCACCAAGTGATCTTACATAAGCTTGGAAAATTGAATTAGATACATAAATGTGTAAATCTTCTTTATCTAAAAGAGATGCTTTGTTTGTAGCCACGTGGTCAACTACTTTTCCGATCTCTGTAACAACATTACTTGCATCTACTGTAGTACCTGTAACAACAGCACCACCCATTAAAGATGAAGCAGAAGCTGCATAAGTAGTAGTAAATCCTGTTAAGTTACCACCAGAACCATTTCCAGTCCAGATTTGGTTTTCTATGTTTTCTGCAATTTTTGCAATGTATTGTTGTACTATGAAATCAGAATAAGACTTTGGTAAGTTCTGGTTGTTCATAGAATATCCCATTTGAGCTGAAATCCAATCTTGTGAGAAAGTTTTTTTACATTCCGTTTTATTAATTTGAAATTCTTTCACTTCAAGAATTGCTTCATCAATAGTAACTGTTCCAGCATCTGAATAATCACATGCACCAGCAGTAATTAAATCTCCACCAAGATCAATTCTTTTTATTACTTCTTTATAAGCTACATTTGGGTAAACTGTTAACCCACCATTAGCCAATGTTCTTCCTGATAGCAAAGCACTTGCTATCATTCTGTCTTTGTATTCACCAGCATAACTGGTAGTCAAACTTGTTGCCATTTGTATTTATTTTAGTTATTAAGTTGTTTGTAAATTCTATTTTGAATAGTGTCAGGATAGTTCTTGTTAGAAAACCAAGCTGTATTAGCAGCTTTAGCTTCAGGATTGTGAACAATAGGATCAGCAACTTCAGCAGATAATTCTTCTTTAGTTTCTTCACCCTTTTCTTCACTCATCTCATCTTTTTTGCCATAACCCATTTCTTCAATCATTGCTTTGATTTCTTCAACCGCTTTAGCAAATTCTTCTTTGGTTACGTATTCCATTTCTTCTTTTTCTTCCTCTTTTTCTTCTTCTTCCAATGCAGTTTCTTCAACTACTTCTTCTGTAGATTCAAGAGCTTTTTCTTCAGAAGCTTGCACTTCTTCTTTTTCTTCTACTTTATCCATGATTTTATCAATTAGACCTTCTTCTTTAACCATTAGTGATCTGCCATCTTCTAGCTTGTATTCACCTACTGGTAAAGCAATATTTTCTTCTTCTGTTTTTATGAAAACTGATTGTCCTGATTCGAACTTTTCGGCTTCTAAAATAGTGCCGTTTTCTAACTTGATTTCTTCTAGTTGTACAGATACTTCCTCAGATAATTCAATACCTACAACCTCTTTGATTTTATTAAGTATTTCTTGCGCCTTCATACCTATAATTCGTACAAAAGCGCAAAATGATATACTTATTAAATGACTTTTTTATTATCCAGCTCCGATTCCTTGAGCATATAGTGATCCATCACAGCATTTTCTGCTGTATGTTTTCATGTCTTTACACAAGCAACCCCTTTTACCGCCTTTAGGAGAACTTCTACTTAATCTGCCTAATGGTATTGCATTTCTCTTTCTTCTCTTTTTCATCTTATTTATTTTATTGGAACACAGTTAGGCACTCTCCTACCATTCTTCATTTTAAAGCCTATCATTTCATAACCAGCTTGACAAGGCTTTTTCATTTGTGTATGTTCTTCACATGGCAT